ATTTTTTAGTAGCTTCATCTATTTCATTACTTAATTGTTTTTTAAGATTATGCCCTTGTTGTTCTGCTGTAGCTTCTGAATAACCTGCTTTGATTGCAGATTGTTTTGCATTTCCTGTTTGTGAAAAATTTTCAACAAACGCTTGTTGCATTTCCGTTAATGATTTCATTATACTAGACCTTGTTGTTCGGCTTGTGCTACTGCTTCTTCCATACCTTCTTTAGTTTCGGGTTTAGACATTTCTGTCATAGCTTTACCTTGTGATAATGCCGTATCAGCTTGTTGCTGTGCCATAGCTTGTTCTTGTGCTTGTTGTTGTGCTGCTGCTCTTTGTTCTCTTATTTCTGCTACTTCATCTTCACCACGTAAAACTGTTTTAGGAACTCCAAGTAATGTTGCTCTCATTCTAATTGCTTGTTCGTGATCTATAACATCCATAACAGTAGGATCAACTTGAACGACTTGCATTGCTAATTGATATAATCTTTCAACTGCAATAGCTTCTTCCATTCTTTGAGAACGTGCTAAAGGCCCAACATATTCTATATCCATATTTAAACCACTCATTGCTTCTGGTCTTGGCATTAAAGCATCTGCTCTCATCATAATTCCAAATACTCTTTCGATTAATGGATTTAAAAATTCAGTTTGGAATCTTCCTAATGTTGGCCCTAATAATCTTTGCATCAATTCATATCTAACTTGAACTTCTGTAGCTGTCATTTGTGGGCCTTCTTGTAATTGTAATTGATCTGAATAATATGCTTGTCTAATTGCTGTTCTTAATTGATTTTCTTTTAAATCTGTTATTTGCCAATTCGATCCAATTTGTAATGGTTTAATTGCTGTATCACTTCTAACAACTGTAATTCCAGCAGGTGTCATTCTAACTCTACCTATTACCCCATCATCAGTAACTAATAATGGTGGATCAATAGCTTTTGCCCATGCTTTTAATCCAATCTCTACAGCTTTATTTAAAGTTTTAATATCAGGTAACGCATTATAACTAGGTGATCTCCCAAATATTTCACCTGTTGCTTTTGACCATCTTGGAACTAAATATGGAAATTCATTATACCCACCTGTACGAACAACCATTTTATCTTCAAAACAAACGTGGCAAGAATGAAATGGTAATTTAGTTTTAGCTTTCATCCCTACTGATCTTTCATAATCTGATGTAGGTTCGACAGCGTGAATAAAATTGAATTGAGTATCGGGTTTTGCTTTAACAGCTTCTTTAATTTTTGTTCCTACGTTATCTTCACCAAATTCTTGTACTGCCTGTCGTGCAGTCATTTTATATTTTCTATAAAGTGTATCTACTCTACCTGTAGAATTTTCTTGAATAAAATATTCTGCAATATGTAAAGTATTAAAATGTAAACCACCTTGTATAAATCCTTCATTTGCTTCTTCAACAAATATCGCTGATGTACCAACTGAACATAAATCTAAATACATTTCGTGAACTTCTGTATTAAAGTTAGATTCATTGAATACAGCATACATTCTACGTGCTGTATCTTCTAACCAGATTTGTATATCTCTAACTTTATTAGCATCATCATCTCTTAACTTTAATGAGAACCAAGGTAATGAAGGTGATGTTAGTGTTCCTTGTAGACTTGCCGCTAAAAGATTATTAGCTGTGATTGCTGTTGAATCAAATAAAACTTCTGTTCTTTTTTCTCCACGTGAACGCAAGAAAGTAATTTCTGCTTTTCGTGGCATTACATAATCTAAAATTTCTTGCCAATGAGATTCCCACGTACCTCGATCAGCTTCTAACTTATCTAATCGTTTTCTTATATAATCAAAAGTTGCCATTAGTAACTACTCAATACAGATTTACCAGTCGCTGCTTCTTCTTCAACTCCTTGTCCACCTGTTAAAATTGTTCCGCCTCTACCTTTAGTTCTTACGCTAATAGCTTTCTTTTTTTCTGCTTCTAATTTTGCTGCTGATTCTGCTTCTTTTTTTGCCACTTCTGGATCAACTGCTGGTGGTGGTGGCATTGTTGCCATCATTGGTTGTTTTAAACCCATCTACATTCCTCCTTCAACATTCCGTATAATGCTCCATCTATAAATTTTCCATCAACTTTCATTGCTTTTCTTATTATACCTTCTTTAACAAATCCTGTACCTTTTAACAACTTTTCGTTTCTTTCATATCCATTGATGCACATAGCTGTTATTCTACCACATTTTATCTGATTAAAGCAGTAATTAAAAACATACTGAACATTTCTTCTCGTACAGCATCGTGGTGTCTTTAATGCTAAATGAATCCAAATATTATAACCATCCCAATCAGAAAATAAAAAACCTCCTAATAATTCATTATCTTCAACAAAACCTAAATAAGAATACCAATCATTAACTTCGTGATGAATATGAGCATTTTTCTTAACATAGTCACCAATGGGTTTTTTCCATTTTTCACTTGTGACTACTTCAATCACTATGCGTATTTTTTCTTTTTAATTGTGCCACCCAGTACAGTTTTAGAAACATTTGCTTCGTCTTCAAGACCACCAGCATCTGTCATAATTGTTCCAGTAACACCCGAACCTTGTCCTCTTAGTTTAGATACTTTTTGAGAACCAGAAACAGTAGTTGTTGCTGCTGGTTGTGTAGCTATAACTTGTGCAGGTTGTTGTGCAGGTTGTGAAAATACTGTTTTAAATACTCTCCTTATAAATCCTCCCATATATCCCTTCCATAATTATTATCTAGCAAAAACATTAAATTCTGAATCAGTAAATTGTTGTAATGGTTCATAAATTTTTAATCTTGCTTTCCGTAAAGACATTATACAATATCTTAACGCAGAAATTAAGTCATCATTCATAGGTACGATCTTGCCGTCTTTTCTATGGTGCATCCTTAACTCCTCCAGCAGTTTATTCTGATTTTTAAAGATTTTCAATCTTTTTGTCTGCATCCTTACTAACATTTCCATTATACCTGCTTCTACTGAATTACCACCAGTACCTTCTCTTAAACCTTGTTGGGGTGGATTAGTAAACCATTCAGGACACATATTGACACCTTCCTTCTTATACTGTTCGGTTAAATTCTTACCCGATCCTTTATCAGCTTGTCTGCCGTCTTGTGGCCAAATAACTGGAATCCATTTACCCCTAGCTTTAATTGCTGATGAATGAACAGGTACTGTTTCTTGACGTATAGAATAACTATCATAAACATAAACTGTATCCACATCTCTATCCCAAGCTATCCACACACAAGCTGTAGGGTGATCCCAGCCAAAATCTATTCCACATAGTCTAGGCCAATGACTTGGTATATCCATAGGATCACATAATATTTCTTCTTCTACAATCGGAAATACTAACCCCGATCCTAATTGAGGTATTCCTTTTTCTCTCATCTTTCTTTCGTGGGGTGGTAGTGCTTGTAAGACTTGTTCTCTAATTTCTTTTGTCATATGGGGTGCATCATCCCACGTAGCTTGAAGTAATGCCTGTCCATCTTTTAAATCATTTACAAATTGTGCTACAGTTTGTGTCATTCCTTGTTCGGGTGTAAACGTCATATAGACAATCCCACCTTTATCGGCTGTTCTTGTTAATGCTTGTGTATAAATTCCTGTAGGTGGTTCTTCATCCAGCCATATAACATCTACAGATTCTCCCATCCATTTCTCTTTACCCATTTCATATGCTTTAAATCCTATTCGTGAATATCCACCTGTTACGTGCTTAATAACTAACGAGTTTATAGCATTTGGTACACCTGCTTTTCTTACAGTTTCACCAATATACTTTAAAGGTATTGTACCTGTACCTTTAGCTGATGGATCATCTGGCTGACCGACAAGTTCTTTTTGGCAAACATCCCTAGTAGTTTCATTAGAAACTCCCCCAGCCCATGCTCTTACAGGTCTGTTAAATCGTTTACCAGCCCACCACGTTGGGTATTTGCCCGTCACATGATATGCCATTTCCATGGCCCCGCTAAAGGACTTGCCGACCCTATTACCAGCCATTAGCAATCTTTGAGCTGCTAATGTATTATGAAACTTCTTTTGATAGTCATATGGCTTATACTCCGCCATAATATTTGTAACTTTACGTCTTTCCAATTCCTTTGCGATTTTAACTGCTTTTTCTAATGTATCCATCCGATAACTTTCATTACTAGGTATAAAGTTATAAATATAAACATAGCTGTCATTGTTATATCATACGGAAAATTAGTCATTTTTTAATGACACCTGTTTTTTTATTTATGGTATAATACTTACCCGATTTAGAACTTCTATAACGAACATTATTCCTTTTGCCCCATCGTTTATTCCAAGCCCAACAGCTTATCTTGCCGCCATATCTTTCTAGTAAACTATATATGTAATCCATCATTGTAACCAATTATATACTGCCCTCAATGCTAATACGAAGTACATCAACTCCATAAGAGTTCGGGGAATATCCTTATCCTTCATCCCTATATATACCCAAAATCCACAAGATATACTAGCAAAACCCCATCCTATCACCTGTGCCATATCATTATAAAACCACCTAGCATCTGACAGGATAAATATACTCACCATAGCTATCGCAAAACCCCACCAACGATTTTTAGCTACGTGATAGTATCTAATCTTCATTGCCGCATTATATAATAATCCCCTCAAAAATAAATGCCTTATACCTATTAACATAAGTTAATATTAACAATTTCCCCTCGCTGTGGGAAGTAATCCCTAATATAGAAGAAAGTCTGCAACTT